ACCTTGGAGGCATTATCCTTGACTTCTACATTTATAGTAGTTGTGGTCGGTGCCATTTATCTTCTTCTCTTTGTACTCATAGAGTCTGATCTTTTTTTCTCCAGATCATACTCCCATTTGTAATAGGCGCTCCACGTGCTCAATTCTAGGACACTGAAGTTCATAACTTCTTCAATGCTTTTGCCCAACCTGTCCGCAATTCTGCAGATCAAGAGCAGTTCAGTGTCCTCTAGGAGTTTTTTGAGATTGCCTCAACCGACTCCGGAGCAGCGTTTAAGGCGCCACACACTCTTAAGATCACATTAGGGTCAATCTCATTCATAAATGTGAACTTGTCAAATTTATTGAACATGGGTTTGCCTTCTGGATCCAATGCTTTGGCAATGATGGTTTCCACCAATGCTTCCACAGTTTTACCTTCCTGTTGCAATTGAATGATTCTGCTTTCCACTGCAAAAGGATAAGCGGTTTTGTAATAGATATCTGTCTTCCATTCATCCACAGTGATCTTTTTTAATCCGCCTGCTAATCTTTCTTTAAAATGCCCTTTGGCATTGTCTAATATACTCATTTGGTTCTCCTCATAGTTTGTCTAATGGCAGGTTCTATCATACCATTAGGTGCTTGTTTACTGTGTCCTTCTTCAAGAACATTAATATATGGCACACGATTATTCACATGCCATACTCGGTCTTTGCGGTATAAGTTCCAACCGCGTCTTGCTCTGCCTTTGTCTATGGGTGTGGCCCGTTTGACCTCTTCATAGAAAGTTTGAGCAACCTGGGCAGTGTATTTCTCCAAATCTTTTTGAAGATCTCGCACTGCCTTGGGACCATTTGTTATTTTTACATTCAACATAGTCTGGTTGCTCCTGTGCCTTATTATACTGTGCCTAGTGTGATGCCGCCTGTGCCTTGAAAGTTCACTGTGGCAGTGATCAGATCATCATAACTTGCTGTTCTTGATACTGATGTCACAATCACTTGTCCTGAAAACTTTTGACTGCCTGATGCTGAACTGGTGATAAAGTCCACAAACAAGTCGTCATTGCTTTCTGGTGAAAACGCTTTGGTTGCTGTGGTGTGAGCTGTGTCATAGATCACTTCCATAGATCCTGTAAAGTCTTGCAGACCTTGCAAGTAAGTTCTTGAAACATCTCCCATAGCTGTGTTTTCAATCACTTCTTTGGTTACTTCCACTGTCCATGATCTGATTTCTGCTATGGCCGTTTCTGCGCCTGCTGAATCGTTTCCGATTTTCACTTGGCCTAATTGTCCTGTTAATGTTGCCATTTGGTTACTCCTTAGGTTTAATGTTGTTGTTTACTTGACGCAATTCTACATTGCGCCAATCCTTAATCAGTATGCCTGTGGCCTGCACTCGTAATCGCTTGCTCTGAGGCACTGAATTTTTTTCTTTGTTATTGGAAAAAAATATCTTCATTGTTTAAACTGCGCTGATGGTGAATGAGTATTGCACTTCAGCAATAATCAAAAACTCACCCAATGGCGGAGTCCTTTCTATAATTTCTACCGATCGCACCAGTGTGGTTGCTGCTCTGGTTGCTCCCAATTCTCTGTTTCTTTGAGTGTTGAGAGTTTCTTCTATGCGTTCAATCATTTCGTTGCGTTTTTGATCCACAGTCTGTATCTGTCCCACTCTGCCGTCAGATCTCACAAAACCTCTGATGTTCACTTCGATCACACCACGTCTTGCTCCACCCATACTGATGTCTACACGTGTTTCATTGCCAGTGGTGATCAGCACAGCTGGAAACTGTGTGATGGCCAATTTGTTCACATCAAATGGTTCGCGTGTGATGAATGCGGGTCTGGGTGGTGTCATGTCTGACAGCACCTGTATGATATTGACTGTGATATCTTCTCTGTTGCTCATGAATTACCTTTTGAGGCGTAGAAATGATTCAGTCTGTTTTTCGGAATCTGTGAAGGTGCCCGAACTGTCCAAATCATACTCCACTCCGTCTCTCAACACCAAATCAAATTCTCTCTCATACTCTTTGCGATAGAATTCCATTTTGCGTTCAAATAAATCCAGGTCTGGTTCAAACTTGGCCAGTTTGGGATAGATGTGAAAACCCAATGCTTGATAGGCAGTTGCTCTTCTAAATTGAGTGGTGTTGTATAGGTCCTCGTCAGGTTCCTGCTGGCCAGTGCCTAAAACTTTGATATCAAACAATCCTATTTGTTGTGTGGGCCACCATCTGATGCGTAAATCTCTCAACACATCTTCTTGTGCTTTTAACAGTTCGTTGGTGAAATCAGCTATGCCGTAATTTAAGATGTCAGGTTCGTATTCCTTGACGTGTTCTATAGTCGCTAGGGTTATGCCCATAAGGTACTTCCTTCAGTAGGGTTACAGGTACTGCCTGTGAACCAGTTGTGAATGTTATTTATCTATCTGGCGTTTTACAAACAAGAAAGGGCCCTTGCAGGCCCTCTCTTATTCAACTGACTAATTGGATTAGTTAGTGATTCTTGCGTCAGCAATTAATCTGCAACCGTAAAGGTCAATTAATTCTGATACACCGTACGCCATAGAACCTACATATTCTGTAGATCTTAGTGACGCATCTCTTTGCTCTTCAATACGCATATTTCTTTTTAACACATAAGCAAGTGCTTGTGAGCTCATTACTGCTCCCACAAATGCACCGTCTGATGTTCCTGATACCACTGTGGATTCAAAAATGCTTATGTTATTGATTGTACTAATAAACCCAGATCTTAACGCTTCATTACCCACATCTGATAGATTGTGGTTGATCACGTTAGCGCCTGCGTTTGTAAGCACTTTTCTTAGTTGGTAACCTTGCCCTGGCGAAATTACAGCAACATATGGTCCCGGAGCTTGTGCATTTCTTAATAGTGCACCTGCTTTGAAGAACAAGTCTGCTGTTAGTTCTGTGTTGCCTGATCCCACTGATTGTGAGAAACCAGTAAACAATGCTGCCAAGTCTGTGTCAACTTTTTTGGCCATTGCATCGCCCAATTGTTTGCCGATAGCAACCGCAACATCTTGTGCTGCTGATTCTCTACCTAGATCAGTCAATTTGATCATGGCGCCGATTTCAGCACAAGTCACGTCAACTTTTGTGGTGTTGAACGCTGTGTTAGAGCTGATATCAGTTCCATCAGTTAATGCTGATGCAGAAACTGCTGGGAAGATTGGTATTTGTGCTACTAATCCTGGTGTGCCGCTTAGATCATAATTGGACACAAGGGGTCTGATTACTGTTTGCTCAGACAGCGTGTAAATTGCTGACTGAACTATATTTGCGTAGAGTTCCGATAGAACCGACGCTGTTACTTCATCTGCCATTTTAACTCCTTAAGTTAAATGCGAACGCCCTTGCTTTTGAGAATTTGTTTGTACTGTTCTCGATCACCAGGGTTGTTCATGTTTAGTTTGGTTATGTCTGTTTCAACCACTGACGCCTGTTTGCCCACCGCATTTCCAGTGCCAGAACCCTGAGGCCCCGCTGCTCTGAAATGTGGATTGGCATCCAGAAATTCTGACACAAGCTGTGACACTTTAACAGGGTTGCCCTTGTCGTCGTATCTCACCTTGCCTTGATTGTCGAGAACGTCCACTGCACCTGCTTCGTTCAGCTTGATCTGATCTTTCAACAATCTCACCACTTGTTGTGGATTGATTGCTTTGTTTTCAGATGCTGCCGACAACAATGTGCCGTCAACTTTGATAGTGGTTAGTTCTGATTCGTATTGATGGATCTTATTGGAAAACTTATCCGCTTGTTCCTTCAACAGTTTTTCAAACTCGCCTCGCTTTTGTAATTCAGCTTGACGTTTTTGTTCAGCTTCTTCCACCAGTTGTTTGTAGTGATCTGGATCTATGTTTCCGAATTTCTTCTCGAACTTGGATCTTTCTCGTTCTACACGTTCTGCCACAATCTTGTTGACTTCTTCTTGTGTCAACATTTTAGAATTTGTGTCTGGGTTGTCCGCCTGTTGTTGCACCTTTGTAGGTTCAGATTGAACAGTTTTCTGAGAGTCTTTTACCGCGTTTTCTGCGTTCATTATATTACCTCTTGGTTTGAGTTGAGTCTACTCCCTGCCTATGCAGTGATATGCTTATTTAGCACAAATGTGGTGAGTGGTGGGTTTTGTGGTGATTTAGCAGCAATACAACACAGTGTCGCTGCCATAATGTTTTTGTGTATAACCTTGACTCAACAACCAATTCACTGCCTGTTGTGCTTCATCGCGTTTGTTCTCCAACAGGATGCAAGGTTTGCATGCTAATATGGTTTGTTGAGCACCTTGTATCACACCCCATTCTCCCTGCTCCACATCTATCTTTAAAAAATCCACATTTTTAAATTGGTAACTGTCCAATGTGCGCATCTGCACATCAAAATGTTGTGGTTCAGCATGCACAGGTTGATGATTCCACAGATCTATTCTTGCTGCAGCACAACTGCTCCAGTCAGGATGCTTAGGGTGAGGTTGTATCAAAGTCACCTGCATGTTTTGATCACCCAATGCCACTGGGTGTGCGTGAATATGCAGTAATTTTTGCAGTTGAATAAAACTTGTGGGGTTGGGTTCGAATGCGTGTGTCTCTTCAAAAGTTGTGGGCAATCCTACACAGGTATCTCCTGTGTGAGCACCCACATCCACATACAATCTAAATTGACGAATGTGTGGCCAGGCCCAACGAGTAATTTTTTTTATGCTCATTTGATATCACGATTTTTTATTTCTGCGTGCAAATGATCTTGCTGCTGCCTTGCTGCTGAACCCCCAACGTTGCAGTGCCAATTTGAGTCTGCTGGGATTGCTGCGTGTGCCCATGCTGCCTCGCATGCCGCCAAATCTTGCAGCAAAACTAATTCTGCGTGGTGAAGTGCCTGTGCGCAATGGTGTGCGTAAATTACTGCCTGTGGTTCTTTTGAAATAATTTCTGCCTCGCTGGTTCAATCCACCTCGAGGATTTTGATATATTTTTTTAACCATCTAACGCCAAAATTTAAAAATGCTGATCAGTGTGCCAATAACTCCGCCCAATATGATCAACAGCATGATGGCGCCTTTGCCTTTGCTCATGTCCACACGCAAATCTTTTATTTCCACACTCATTTCTTTGAGTTGTATTTTTATTTCATCAATGGTTCGGATCAATGTCTTCATTCTTTCAGCACAGATCTTTTCATGCGTGGATAGTGGATTAGTCTTGCGCATCATCATCTGCCTCCGCTACTGGTGCTGCAATGATTGCTGTGGGTTGTGCAATTGCTGTCACAGATTCTTCTTCTTGTTCAATCTCCAAAGATTCTTCATAGGGTTCGCCTTTGATAATTTCGTAGATCATTTTGTCAATTTCTGCTTTGATTGCAGGATTTTCAATGTTGGAATCTTTGGCCATCTTCAGCATGGCAATATCATTGGCCTTGTCCTGCACAGAGAATGTTCTGCTGTATTCAATCATACCATTCCACACTTGACCTTGATAGCGTGACCATAATCTCCAAATTTGTTCTTCAGCAAATTCTAAATTCATTGCAAGGTCAGAAAGTTTGGCATTCAACAGTTGAAATTCAGTCTGCAATCCAATGCCGCTCATTCTGCGTGATTCTATGCTTCTGATGCCGCCCAGTGATGCCATTCTATCAATGCTGTCCACTTTTTTCTGTATGGCATTCAGCACGCTCTCAATGCTGCTGCCGTTGGGTTGTAGCAAATAAGGTTTTAGATTGGGATCCATGTTCTGTGGCATCTGAATGATGGCACCAGCACCTGCTGCTGCTTCCACATCTGCTGTTTTGACCAGCGATGGGTGATTGGTCAATCTAATAATTTGTTCAATCTCTGATGAAAATTCAAATATTTCTTTTTGCACGTCTGCAATATCTGCCACAGCACTCACACCAATGCCTCTGATGTTGCTGCGTTGATTGTACACACACACTGCAGGTATTTGTCCCAATTGATTCTGTATGGTGTATTCATACTTGCCTTTGCGATCATCGCCGGTGATTTTGTACACATGAATTTCTGTGGGAGTGTATTCTCGCACATACTGAGTGCGATCAACCACTTCTTCTTTCACTTTGAGATAGGTCAATTGATAGTAACCGTTGGGTTGACGTTCGTATTTCCAATCCAATACATTTTCTGGAGTGAACAAGCTGAGATATGGTCGTATGCCTTGCTGCAATTCATCTGCTCTTGTGTAGGCCTCTGTGGTGGGTTTGTCCACAATCACCCAAACATTGCCATACACCATGGCATGAGCACTGACATCTCTCATGAATGCTGTGAAGTTTCTACCATCCAAATCTGTGTCTTGTAAAAAATAAGGCAGTTGAGGATCTGTGGCAATGCTGCCAAATTCTCTCTTGACTTCTTTTCTCAATAGGAAACTGTTGTAGATGGATACCACGCTCTTCACGTGATTGTCCAGTCCAATCTGTCTCAATCTTTTTTCGTAATCTGCTCTGCTCTCATAATTGTAGGGTTCTAGATATTTGCCCAAAAAATACTCATAACCACCCACATATGAATCATTTAAAAATACCCATCTGTTGAGATATCTTTTGAACGCAGGGTGTGATGATAAAATGTAATCCACACTGAGGTTCTCGTTGTTGCCTTTGATTATTCTGTCTCTGATAATGGCCATTATTGTGATCTCCCTGTTGATGTGGTGCCACCAAATGCCCAGCGTGTGGGTTGTTCTGTGGTGACTTCTGGTTTGATTGGATATATGAAATCTGTGAGGTAACCCACTGCGTCTGCCATGTGATCGTGTTCACCATCCTTGTGAATCACTGAAGTGCCTTCTTTGTATGTGAGTCTTTCTAAACTTTTGATGATTTGACGACACTTGGGATCTATGAACATGCTGCGAATTCCTTTGGCGTTCTTTAATTTACTATTTACAGAATTTACTCTGTCTCGCACTGGAGTGTGAACATGACGCACATTCACTTGAAATCCTGCATTTCTCAAAATACTGTGATCTGATCTGCCACCTGATGC